GTTATACTAACTAACAAGGTTTGTGTTACTCTTGCTAAGATATACAAGAATGGCTTTAAGGTAGATAAAAAAGCATTAGATGAAGTTAGAGTTGAATTTGAAAAAGAGAAAAATGAAGTAGCAAACAGACTTAAAAAACAAGTTCAACATTTAATGGGAGACACTCCTATTAATTTAAATAGTCCTGAGCAGATGTCTTGGGTTATCTATAGTAGAAAACCTAAAGATAAAACTATGTGGGCTAACAACTTCCATCCCTACATGGACATATCAGAGTACAAAGAAAAGGTTAGTGAGTATTCTGATATTGTATACAAGACTAAAGCAGTAAAATGTGGGGAGTGTCGTGGGGATGGCTACATAAGAAAGGTAAAGAAAGATGGAAGTTTATACTCTAAGCCAAACAGGTGTAATACTTGTAATACTTTTGGCTACTTATTCAATCCTACGAAATCTATAGCAGGTTTAAAGTTCTCAGCACCAAATGCTAAATGGGTTAGTGCTAATGGATTTACAATTAACAAAACATATCTAGAGATATTAGCTAATGTAGCAAAGAAGAATAACATGCAAGATGCAGTAAACTTTCTAACTGACTTGCAAAGGTTGTCTGCTCTAGATACATACTTGTCTTCATTTGTTGAAGGCATAAGTTCATATGTAAAAGATGATGGTATGTTGCATGTTAGATTGTTACAACACAGAACTGCAACAGGTAGGTTTAGTGGTGCTGACCCCAACATGCAGAACATGCCTAGAGGTGGTACTTTCCCCGTCAAGAAAGTGTTTGTATCACGTTGGGAAGGTGGCAAGATACTTGAAGCTGACTTTGCACAGCTAGAGTTTAGAACGGCTGCCTACTTATCACAAGATAAAATAGCAATGAAGGAGATTAAAGATGGTTTTGATGTACATGCATACACTGCTTCTGTCATTACGGAATCAGGTCAGAAGACTTCTAGGCAAGAAGCCAAAGCCCATACCTTTGCACCTCTCTATGGAGCAACAGGATTTGGGAGAACGTCTGCTGAAGCAAAATATTATGAACAGTTCACACAAAAGTACAAAGGGGTTGCATCATGGCATTCCCGATTGGCTAAAGAAGCTTTAAATACAGGTATGATAACAACACCGTCAGGCAGACAGTTTTCTTTTCCTGATGTACAAAGAAGAAGAAACGGAACAGTGTCTCACTTTACACAGATAAAGAACTATCCTGTGCAGTCATTTGCTACTGCTGACATTGTTCCAATTATTCTTGTACACATTCAAAAAGAGCTTGACAGGTATAAGTCATGTGTGGTAAATACAGTACATGATTCTATAGTAATAGATATCCATCCTAGTGAGGAAGAGAATGTTTTGAATATTATACGTGACACAAATAAGTCATTGAATAATATAATTAATTTAGAGTTTGGTATAGACTTTGATGTGCCTCTTTTACTTGAGGCAAAGATTGGTACTAATTGGCTTGACACCAAAGATGTATCGTGATATAACTATGGTTCTTTTGAAAGGAGAAAATTATAAATGACAGATTTAGTTACAATTAATACAGACAATTATGCTACTATGGCTAAGGCAATGGGCTTGCCTACTAGTACTGTTGAGAAGAAGGCTAACACCTTAAACAGATTTAGAATATGGCACAACCCTACAATGGGCATAGGTGAAGCTAATGGAAAGTCTGTTAAGATGGAAGTTGTTGAAGGAGGTATGTACAGATTAGAAGTACCAGGAGACCCTAGTACATTTTACTTTTCTGAAAAGGTAAAGTTTAGACCCTTCTTACAAAGGTTTATGTATAAGAAGTTTACGCAGAATCGCAATGTAAAAGAAGGAGATAAGCAAGGTGGTTATGTTAAAACAATAATGGCTGATACACTAAACATTGACCTTAAAGATGATGACGGCACTTTTAACTGTGGTAAACCAACAGGATATGTTAAAGACTTTCAATCCCTTCCCGAAGCTACAAAAAAACTTATAAAGGAGATTAAAAGAACTAGAGTTGTGTTTGGTCTTATAAAGATGGTAGACCCTGTAAAAGGGATTGATGGCAAAGAGATTGCAGACTTGCCTGAATATCCTGTAATATGGGAGATAGAAAATAGAGATGCTTACAAAGCCATTGGAGATGTCTTTTCTAGGTTTGCCAAATCGCAGAGCTTACCTCTTCAACATGTTATAAAGCTAGAGGGCACTAAGGAAAATAAACTCAATAATGGTGGTAGCTTTTACACGCCAATAGTACAGCTAGACACAACAAGTAAAATTGAGATATCTGATAGTGACCATAAAGCATTTGGAGACTTCTTGGATTGGGTAAAGAACTACAATGATGGTATTATAAGTAAGTGGGATACCAAGGTTTCAGAAAGACAAGATGAAGTGTCAGAGGAAGATATGGAAACTGTAGAAAACTTTATTGATGTAGAGATAGATACTGATGCTAAGTAATAATGCTTTCAAAGCACATGGTATTAACTACCTTTCACCAAGTAGTATAAATACATATATCAGTGACCCACCTATGTGGGTCGCTAGATATCTATTCAAAGTGAAATCATCAAGTGGTCCAGGTGCAGTTAGAGGCATTGCAACGGAGCACGTATTAGCTAACAAATATAATGAAGGCACATTTGATTATAAAATGCTTGACTTAAAATTCATTAGCTTATGCACAGAATCTATGGTTGATTTAGGAGATAAGAAGGCAGAGAAAGAAAGGAGTACTTTAGAAAAGTTTGGAGAAGTTATAGATAAAAATTTTAACTATAAAGACTTAGAAGACTATCAAGAAAGAGTTGAAGTACAGTTAGATGATTTGCCTGTACCTATCATGGGCTACATAGATTTTAGATTTAAAGATAAAATTGTAGATTTAAAAACATCTACAAGGATGCCAACACAGCCAACTGAAGCACAAAAAAGACAGATGGCTTTGTACTCTATGGCATACCCTAAGAGTAGTGTGGACTTATTTTTTGCTACACCAAAAGAGCATAAAGTGTTCACACTTAAAAATTTGGCTTCTTATAAAAAGCAACTTGAAAAGGTTGCTTATAGCATACAGAAGTTTTTGTCTATCAGCGATGATAAACATGAGTTAGCTTCTTTTATGTATCCTAACCTTGACTCTTGGATGTGGAATGGTAAGATGAAAGAAGAAGCAAAAAAAATATGGAGTGTAAAATAATGTCTGATACATATTCGTATAGTAATCCCTTTATATCTTGGCGAAACTTTTAGTTGTCTCCTCATAAATTAAGAAGAGATGCTATAAAGCATGGGTATAGGAGTGGCTTAGAACATAAGTTATCCATCTATCTTAAAGAACATAAGTTTAAATTCTCTTATGAGTCTATTAAAATAGAGTGGGAAGATTTATTGTATCGCACTTATACCCCTGACTTCATACTAGACAATGGTATAATTGTAGAAACGAAAGGTAGATTTCTAGTATCTGATAGGCGAAAACATTTAGCTATTCAGAAACAGCACCCTAAACTAGACATTAGATTTGTGTTTACAAATAGCAGGGTTAAGTTATACAAAGGCAGTAAAACAACGTATGCCCAATGGTGCATAAAACATAAGTTTAGATACTATGACAGAATCATACCCGAAGATTGGCTTAAAGAAAAGGGCAAAAACAAACACCCTGTTTTTATAAAGTTTGTTGGTAAAAAAATAAGGAGATAAAAAATGAAAACATATGACAACAAAGGCAATCATTTCTTCATAGAAGTTATACCATCAATAGATGATAAAGGTTATTGGGATGGTAGATTTGAATTAGCTATACAGGTTAGAAAATCTAATATAGAGGAAGAAAGCTATTGGGAGTTAGAGAAGCTATGCCAAATGGCTTGTGCAAGTCTTTCCCTAATGCAACAAGATGCTAGGGTAAGAGACACTATTGAAACATTTTTAAATACCCCCGAAAATGATGATATTAAATTACCTTCACCTGTTGACAAGGTTACAGGTAATGTGATAAAAGTTAACTTTGAGAAAGGTTAATACATGTTAAGGCATATGGAGTATATGAAAATGAAAGAAGAAGAACTAAAAGAAAAAGAAGATATGGTCAATCATCCAAAGCACTATAACAAAGCAGGTATTGAAACTATTGATGCTTTACAAGCTATGTTAACAGACGGTTTTGATTATTATTTGCAAGGTAACATAGTTAAATACCTATGGAGATTTAGATACAAGAATGGTGTAGAAGACCTCAAGAAAGCACAGTGGTATCTAAATAAACTTATAGAGGTTTGCGATGGTAAAAGTTAATATGATGTTATCCTTAAAGATTGACCCTGACGAATACCCTATGCCATCAGACGGGAGATTAGATACAGAACTAGAGGATTACATTACAGACTTAATCCATGAGATAGAGGGAGTAAAAATAAATAATATAAGAATTACAATGGAGAACAAAAATTATGATTAGCAACTATTTACCAACAGATTATCAGAACTTCATAGCACTTTCTCGCTATGCAAGATGGAAAGACGATGAGCAAAGAAGAGAAAATTGGGGTGAGACTGTAGACAGATACTTTGATTACATGACTAATCACCTTAAAAAAAATCATTCCTATGATTTAACAAAAGCTCTTAAAGAAAAACTTACTCAACATATAATGAACTTAGGTGTTATGCCTAGTATGAGAGCATTAATGACATCTGGACCTGCATTAGACAGATGCCACGTAGGAGGCTACAACTGTAGTTATATACCTGTGGATAGTCCACGTAGCTTTGATGAATGCATGTATATTCTTATGTGTGGTACAGGTGTAGGTTTTTCTGTTGAACGTGAGAATGTTGACAAGCTACCCATTGTCAATGAGCACTTTGAGGACAGCACTACTATCATCAAAGTTGCAGACAGCAGACCTGGTTGGGCACGAGCATTACGAGAATTAATATCTTTGTTATATGTTGGGCAAGTCCCAACTTGGGACACATCAGAAGTTAGACCTGCAGGTGCTAGACTAAAAACTTTTGGTGGTAGAGCATCAGGACCTGCACCACTAGAAGAGCTATTCCGTTTTTGCATAGCTAAGTTTGAAGGTGCTAAAGGTAGAAGACTATTTCCTATTGAATGTCACGACATTATGTGTAAGATAGGTGAGGTTGTAGTTGTAGGTGGAGTACGTAGGTCTGCTCTTATATCTCTATCCAACTTAGGTGATGACCAAATGAGACACGCTAAGTCAGGTCAATGGTGGGAGAATGAAGGGCAGAGGGCACTAGCCAATAACTCTGTAGCATTTAAAGGTAAGCCTGAGATGGGTACATTCATGCGAGAGTGGACATCATTATATGAATCTAAGTCAGGTGAACGTGGTATCTTCAACAGACAAGC